AAAGTGATCTGGGTAACGGGTTCAATGTGGGAGAACTACTACGACTCTCTTATCAACAACTGTTGCACTGAGGGATCGTGGAGACTCGCGCAGGACGGAAGTACCGATTTGTTCTACAGAGGTATCAAGTTGATGCCACTGTGGTTTGCGGATGAGTCCCTGAGTTCAGAGACTACCAACCCATTCTACGATGAGATTCGTCACTTTGCGGTCTACACGGCGAAGGCGAACCATTATATGGGTGTAGAGCGTAGCTCAGACCTCAACAACTTGACTTCGTGTTTCGATTGTCGTACCAACTCCAACCTTATCAAAGGAAGGATGAAGTTCGGATATAACTTTGTGCAGTGTGATTTGATCTCTTGGGCTAAATAAAAAGCTATGCCAGTATTATGTGGAATAGGCAGTGGTATTGACTACAACTGTCTTTCAAAACGGAAGATATCGGGTGTAAAAAAGGTATGGCTCTTTAACGTGGACCAGCTTTCCAGCCCGATTGACCCCGATGGAACCGGATACGTTAGAGGAATGGCTTTCACCGGATACGATGGACTTTACCTCTTCGATGCAGGGAAGTTCTCTCACTCGGCAGATGCCCCTATAAACGTGCAAGCGGATTCAGGAGCGGTTTCGTTCCTACAGAATGTGAACCTGAGACTAGTGGTGGACACGCCTACAGAACTCGCGGTCCTAGCGGACTTGCTGGTATCCACAGTGGGAGCAGTGGTCTTAACTAATAACAACGAGTTCCGGATCTACGGCGCGCAGAATGGTCTAACAGCGAGTGAAGGTATAGTTTCTCCTACGGGAAGGGCTCAGGGAGAAGACACCGCCACGACTGTGACACTGATCGGCGAAGAATCACTCCCTTACCGGATGTTCTTAGCCGCTGACGGAACCTACGCGACAACATTAGCGCTGATACAAGCGTATCAATTCTAAAATAACCTAAACTAACAAAAGAACCTCTTTTTAATCGAAGGGGTTTTTTTATGTCCCGTTTAATATTAAATTTGGTCATGACGAAGGGCGAACTCCGTGATGCATTGAAAGCAAAGGGCATTTTTGATGTGAATTCAAAGGACCAACTTTGGAAAGAAGCCTTTGACTTATACTACAGGGAGACGCGCAATAGACTTTCGTTCGGTTGTGGGGGATGTTACACACGGTTACGCAACTGGATGAACGCATGATCCATCAAATCTTCTATAAGGAAAGCCAGAGAGATAAACTATACCCGTTTGCACAACCTTATTTTAACCGACCTCTTACCGTTTTTTTTGAGAACAGTGTCATAGCCAACCTTGTTCCAAAGGAAGAAAGCGACAGAATTGCTGTCTGTAGTTGCAAACTATCTCAAAAAGTCAGGAAAATTCACCCTGTAACTCAGGAACGCCTATCAAGAGAGTATCAGGTATACAGTTTTTTGACTTTTAGCTACAGACACCGCATGATGGCAGCCTCTATTGCATGGCACCCCGGTTTTCTGCAGACAATTACCCTCTTGTGGGAGAAATTAGGGCTAAAAATGCCCGGAGAAGCGCGGGAACCGCTCTATAAAAACTATTTCAGCGCTAAAACTGAGATTTACAAGCGTTATGTCAGTGAATTTCTTCAACCGGCGATAGATTTGATCCAAACAGACGAAGAATTGCACACTTTGATGATGAAGGACTCAAATTATCACAGAATGTGCAAAGAAGCTGACCTACCGAGCGTAAAAGCGCAATTAGGGCTCGATTATTACCCGATGCACCCATTTATTTTAGAACGCTGCCCGGCTTTGTGGTTTACGCTGCACAATATTAAAATTACTTACCCTATACACGAATGATTAGTTTAATCCATCCAAGTAGGGGAAGACCTCATAAAGCCAGAGCCACGCTTGACAAATGGTGGGGTGATTACATGAGGGGTCACGACTTTGATTATACCCTCAGTCTTGATGCGGATGATCCTACCTTAAAAGAATATGAAAAGGAGTTTGAGGGGATATGGCCAGGACCACTAATCACCTATAATAGCTCAGTGGTGGAGGCAACAAATATAGCTGCCCAAAATTGCAAAGGAGACATTTTGATTTACCTCACAGATGATTTCGATTGCCCTGCTAATTGGATTGAATTGATAACCGAGCGTGTGGGCAATCCTGAACAACTTTTAATGTTAAAAGTGGATGACTGTCTACAGCAATTCCGAGTCGGGGTATTAACAATCCCAATAATGACGCGAGCACTTTATAAGAAGTTAGGTTATTTTTTTCACCCATCCTATAAGTCGATGCACGTAGATGTTGATTTATATGAGACTTGTAAAAGATTGGGAGTTATAAAATATTGTCCTGATTTGAAGTTTCCTCACCTCCATGTCTCAAACGGAAAAGCGCCTGACGACGAAACTTATAGAAGAAGTGAAGCAAATTGGAATCAAGGATTAGAAGTAATTAAAAAACGTTCCTCCACCAGGTCCGATCTCTAGCGCTGTTTTCTCGAGCGACATAAACGGGTTTAGACCGACTTGACAAACTGCATCTATGCCCATCCCATAACTGAATATCTCAAAGTATCCTTCGCCCCAAACTTTCTGAAAATATTGCTTGTCAAAGTTCATCTTCTTACACGTTGGTAACTTGGTTTCGGATTACAGTCATAGTGGTATAAATCAAGTGGTATGTGTACCTCAGTTTTCAATAGTTTCTTTATGGCTATTTGTTCGGACCACCGAAAGTCCTCCATTTGCCATACGTCAGGAAATTTAATATGCCTCACCTTCTCCCGTTTCATCACCGCTAAGTGGTTAGGCCATCGGTAGTAGATACCATTCTTTTCGATATAGTCGTTCCCTAGTTTTATCTCCCAGCTTCTGCGATTAGCTCCGAACTCTGTATACCATCCGTTGAAGGTTATCACATCAGGGTTTTGGTCCATCGCCTTAACTATTTCAGCTACATAGTACCCTGATACAACGTCATCATCGTCGATAAAGCAAAAATAATCAGAGGTAGTTTGCTCGATAAGAATATTACGCTTGGTTCCTGTCGGAATTTGAGACCCTGCGTCATTGCATTGAATAAACAACCTGTCTTTGAACCGTTCAACCTGAGGCTCTTTGCGAGTACTTAACGTCAATCAATAAAGCGCTTAAACACGGTGCGGATTTCGTGTTCATGCTTTCAGATTCCAGGCATACCAGCAAGTTCCAAAAAGGTAATCTTGGCGACCTGTTACAAATGGGGCATTTCGTTCAGGATCTTCGGACGCTGGACATAATCGTCGGGAAAGAATGGGAGATTGTGAATAAAGATTTGCTGCCAGACCATAGAGATATTGTAGTTCATTTAAAAAAGATATGATAGCCTCCATCCTCATACCGACAACTCCCGACCGTCACGAAATGTTTACGGCGCTATTCAATGAACTCCATCGGCAGTTAGAATACATGAACACTTTCCATCCTACTTTGGGAGAGATTGAAATATTAGTCGATGACTCGAAACGCTTTTTAGATGGTGGTTTGTCGATAGGGAAGAAGCGGGAGGCATTGGTCCAACGGGCTAACGGTAAATATTGTTGGTTCCTGGATTCAGACGAAAGCATAGCACCTAACTACCTGGAAACGTTGATTCGGTTATGCTGTGAAGATAAAGATGTTTGCACGTTCCGGGCCATAGCGAAGCTAGATAACTATTGGGCGCTGTACGATATGAGATTAGGTCAGCCAAACGAACAGTCAACCCCTGATAAGATTGTCAGTAGGGGCGCTTGGCATACGTGCCCGGTTAGGACTGAGTACGCGAAACGATATGAGTTTAAAGACACTTCCTATGCAGAAGATATTGAATGGATGTTTCAAGTTTTAAGCCACTGCAAGACAGAAGCACACAGTGACGCTATACTTTTACAATACAATCACGGTAAACACTCGGAAAGCGACAAAATAACAGCACATGAATTACTCACAAAATCAGGAGCAGCAACACATACTTAATTACTTCGGAGACTTCGTAGGAACGTTCTTATCGCTTGGAGAAAATGACGGAGAAACATTCTCTAACGTCCGGGCATTAGCTTTGAAAGGGTGGGAAGGCGTAATGGTCGAGCCAGCACCGAAAGCCTATGAACGATTAGAGAAACTTTACAGAGATCAAAAGCGACTGTATACTTATAACGTGGCCATCGGAAATCACAATGGGGTAGACACATTGCGGCAATCTGGGGCTTTATGTTCTGCTGCTGACGTTGGGCTGGTTTCTACCTTTCACCAGAAGGAAGAAGATCGATTCAAACGAACAGTAAGTTATGAGTCTATAGAGGTTAAAATGTTCCGATGGAAAACGTTCTATAACAGACTGAAGATAAAAAAGTTTGACTTTGTGTCGATAGATTGCGAAGGGTTCGACCTTGATATTCTAAAACAGATCGACAGCCTTCTCCGGGCAATGTCATTGTTTCGGTTGGTGATCCAGAACCACCACGCTATTAATATTCTAAACAATGCCTTGAAGTTTAAATACAATGTTTAACAGGGTTAAATAAAAACAGCCCTATTGCTATGGAGTTCTTTGCTCAATGGAAGGCAGCGGCAAAGGCGGGCTGTTTTAAGGGAGATTGGTCGAACCACCGTCACGATATGTCGAGTTCATCAATAATAGCCTCAAGGCTCGGGATGAAGTACCAGCGGGGCGGTCAACACATGGGCTACGTTGGTGAAGGTTACCCCAATCCGGAACCAAACATTGTATTTAAACTTCAAGGCATTGTTTAGAA